GTCCGCTTCGCGTCGGGCTACGAGGTCTGGGGGCTGCCGTCAACCGCGCGCTCGCTGCGCTCCAAGCAGGGGCGGGTGATAATCGACGAGGCCGCGTTCGTGGACGATCTCGAAGAGCTTAAAAAGGTGGCGATGGCCCTGCGGATGTGGGGCGGCTGCGTAAGGATACTGTCAACGCACAACGGCGACGACAATCCTTTTAACGAGCTTATCAAGGATATTCGCGAGGGCAAGCTGGACTATTCTCTGCACCGAGTGACGTTCGACGATGCTCTGTCGCAGGGGCTGTACGAGCGAATCTGCCTTGTCGCCAGCGAGGAGTGGAGCGCGGAAAAACAGGAGGCCTGGCGAGCGGGGATAATCGGCGAGTACGGCGACGGCGCGGACGAGGAGCTTTTCTGCGTGCCCGTCCGCGCCGGAACGCGCTACTTCCCCTCGGCGCTTATCGAGGCGGTCGCCGATCCCGGTGTCGCGGTGATCCGCAAAGCCTGCGAGGATTCTTTCACTTTCGAACGGGAGGACAAACGCGCGAAAGAGTTTGACAAATGGCTAACGAGCGAGATTAGGGACATTTTAACTTTGCGCAAAAACTTGGTTTACGTCGGCGAGGACTTCGCGAGGTCTGGCGACCTAACGACAATCTTTTTCGACGAGGAAGCGCCAGACGGAAAGCTGCTAACGTTTTTAGTAGTCGAATTGCGTAACGTGCCTTTCGCCCAGCAGTGGCAGGTTATTAAATATTGCTTGGACACATTGCCAAACCTCGGCAGCGCAGCGTTTGATTCCAGAGGTAATGGGCAGATGATCGCCGAGCTTGCCGCGCAGGAATGGCCCGGCTACGTGCATCAGGTGATGATCACCAACAAGTGGTACGCCGAGAATTTCCCTCGGCTTAAAGGGGACATGGAGGACGGCGCTACCAACATTCCCGACGATCCCCTTATTCGCGACGACTTCCGCGTCGTCGGCCTCAAAGCCGGCGTGCCGTGCGTGCTTGAGCGGAGCGGAGGGCCGAGGGAGCGGCGGCACGGCGACGGCGCGATTGCCAAGCTTATGGCAAACTTCGCCGCGCGCGAGGACGAGGCGGGCGGCTACCAGCCGATGACCTACGAGGCCGTCCCGACGTCAAACAGATACAGGCAGGGAGGGAGCGACCCGTGGCGCGATTAAATATTGACAGCATAAAGAATTTTTTCAAGGCGGGCAAGGCCGCCGAGCCTGAGGAGCGCGAGGGACAGGGGCAGGCTTACGCGGTGCCATATTCCAATAGGCACCCGTGGGGCGATTTTTCCCTGCTGCAAAGCCTGACCCTGGAGCGGCTTGCCGGCATCCTAAGCGACGTCAAGAGCGGCGAGACGCCGGCTGACTACCTCGAGCTTGCGCAGGACATAGAGCTTCGCGACCTGCACTACCGCTCCGTGCTGTCCACGCGCAAGGACGCGATTACCGGGCTGGACATCAAAGTAATACCGGCAAGCGAGGATCGGCGGGACGTGGAGCTTGCCGAGGCGGTGGAAAGGGATATCGTCAACAACACCAAGGCAAAGCTCTACGCTCTGATCCGCGACATGCTTGACGCAATCGCGAAGGGATTTTCCGTCAACGAGATTATATGGGACACGAGCGCCGCGCCGTGGAAGCCTGCCGCCTATAAATTTCGCGATCCTCGATGGTTCGAATATGACAAGGAAACCGGCAAAACTTTGATGCTCCGCGCCCCGCTCGGAAACGAGGTGGAGCCGCTGAAGCCATTCCGTTTTGTTGTCCATGAGCCGCACATGGCGAGCGGAAATCAGATAACTTCCGGGCTGGCGCTGCCCGCGTTATATTATTTCATGCTTAAAAGTTACAACGTCACTAGCTGGGCCGCCTTTATCGACCGCTACGGTTACCCGATCCGCATCGGCAAGTACGGGCGCAAGGCGACCGAGGAGGATCGCAAGACGCTAAAGCGGGCGGTCGCCGCCATCGGGCAGGACTTCGGAGCGGTGATACCGGAGAGCGCCATGCTTGAGATCGTCGAGGCGAAGACGGCCGGCTCCAACTCCGCCGTTTACAATGCGATGGTCGATTGGATCGACAGGCAAATTTCTAAACTGGTACTAGGGTAGACCATGACCGCCGACGCGGGGTCGAGCCGGGCGCAGAGCGAGACGCACGATAAGGTGCGCGGCGACATTGCCGACAGCGATATCCATCAAGTCGTCGAGACGTTGCACTCCGCGCTCACGGTGCCTTATGTCAACCTCAACTTCGGCGAGCAGGAGCGGTACCCGAAAATCGATCTGCACAAACCCGACGTTAAAAACATTGAGCAGATATAACCGCGCTTGACAGGCTCGGGCCGCAGGGCCTTACGGCTAAGGCCGACGAGCTGCGCTCGCTGCTCGGCCTGGCCAGCCCGGAGGAAGACGACGCGGTGGTCGGAGGCCGCGCCGCCGCCCCGGGGTACGTCGGCGGCGGGGAACGCGGCCCTGAGCTTAACTCCGAGCGCGGCCCTGGCGACGAGCTTGATCTGCTGGCGGAGGACGGAGGCGGCTGGACGGTAATATCCGACGACATCGCCGAGGCCGTCGAAAAGGCTGCCGACCGCGCGACTGATTTTGCGTCCTTTCGGGAGGAGCTGCGGAGACTGGTGGAGAGCTGGCCCGCGGGCAAGATAGCGGAATGCGTTGCGGTCGCCATGTTCAAGGCTCGGGCCTTGGGTAGCGCGGAATTCGAGGGGGGTGCATAATAATGGCGACAGAAATTGACGATCATTTTTATTGCTCGAGCTTTGCGAGGGGAGAGGGATGGATAGGCTTTTTGTGCCCTAAAAAAAGCTGCGCCGGTTGCGAATGCTTGCATCGCAAATGACCGACGCCGGAACAATTTCAAGAAGAATACGGAAAAGAATATCCCGACGAAGGGGCTGTTTGCTTTTTGGAATTGGAATATGCTTTTACAGGCTGGCATTCTGCCGAGCTGTGGACAATGAAGCACTATAACCAAGATGCCTTTATAATCGTTTGCGCCTGCGCGCCTTTTGGCAAGCCAGATAAGACATGGTTGCCAGATGTTATAAAAAAGGAAAGGGAATAGCCATGCGATGCGATTGTTGCCGCGGGACAATATATGCTGGCAACCTAGCTCCGGGAGGGTGGGGATATGTGATTTGCAATGCCTGCGCAATCAAATTTGGCGTGTCTTACGACGCGCCAAACCTCGACAAAACTATTGCAAATACAATTCGCATGATGCGAGAGGATAAGCCAAGGAGGTAACGGTTGGCTGGCATAATCCCAGGGGAAGCCCTCGCCTTCCTGCGAAACAAAGGGCTGCGGACGGGATTCTCGTACAAGGACGTTTGGCGCGACGAGCACGCCACCGCTTTCACCGTCGCAAAGGCCATGCAGGTTGACGTGCTTTCCGACCTGCATAACGCCGTCACCGCGGCGATGGAAAACGGCCAGTCCTTCGTGAGCTTCAAGAACAGCATCAAGCCGACTTTGCAGGAAAAGGGCTGGTGGGGAAGAAAGGACATGACCGATCCCCTCACGGGCAGAACCGTGAACGCCCAGCTCGGCAGCGACCGCCGCCTCAAAACAATCTATAGTGTCAACATGCGCTCCGCTTTTCAAAAAGGCCAGTATGATCGGGCGATGGCCAGCGATATGCATCCGTACCTCCTGTACCGGCTCGGAAACTCAAGGCAGCACAGGGAGGAGCATGTGGCATGGGAGGGCATCATGCTGCCGAAAGCCGATCCATGGTGGGACAGCCACTTTCCGCCCAACGATTGGGGTTGCAATTGCTTCACTGTCGCCGTCACGGAGGAGCGCAAAAAACGCTATGAAGCCGAAGGCATCCCAACCGCGCCAAGGCTCGACGGCACCGGAGGCGGAAACATCCCGGCAAAGACCGCCGCGCCGCCGCCGCGGTACCGAAACTACTACAACGAGCGTAAAGGCACCATCGAGCGCGTCCCAGCCGGCGTTAATCCCGCGTTTAACTGGAACCAAGGGGCGATGGGGCGCAGGGTTTCGACTATGGAGCATCTGGTAACAAAGACGCGGGAAAAGGCGCCGGAACAATTCGACTTGATTATGTCGTCGCTGATGCGGAACAGCGTGAGCAGGGCGGCGTTCTGCGGTTTCGTGGAGGACGCTCTGGGGCGGAAACGGAGCCGCCAACACGTCGCGCCCGTCGGCTTTCTTGACAGAAGGATTACGGATTTTCTTGACGGCAAGGGACGGCGACTTGGCGACAATAGCGTGGTCGTTTTGGAGTCCAGGCTCGTCAACAACAGGAAATACACTGGAAGGCACGCCCGTATTGGCAACGCCCCGACGATGGAAGATTGGTATAGCTTGGTTGATTGGCTGATGGACGCGGACGTGTACTGGGACGGCAGGGGCTTGATTTATCTGGCGAAACTTTCCGACAGCCGATACATGAAAATCGCCGTCGATACAAGCCTGCGGGCTAAAAACCAGAGCGGCGTAAGGCTGATGCTTCCGAAAGTGGACACGGTGTATGTCTTGGACTTAGCGGGGGAATCCGACAGGGGACGAAATGAGCATGACCGGATTATGAGAATGGAAAGGGTCAGGTAGGAACGCCTTGGGCACCAACTTCCTTCGGTTACCCTCTGGCGGTTTTATGGGTCTGAAGCCGAAGCAACAACCGCACACCGTCCCAAGGCTTCCTCCCGACGACTACAGGTTAGGCCATACCAGGATGGGTGTCAAGGCCAATACAGAGCCGTCAGTCCCGCCGCGCTGCCAGCCCCTGTCATTGCACAGTGTGAAAGCCCCTTACATTCGGGCCTTCCGATAAACCCCGTCAAATACCGCTAAATCCCGCCTATTCTCCGTCATTTCCAAATCTATTCTCTGGCTCAATCAGTTCGCGTCCGTGTCGCCAAAGCTCCACTGCGTTGTCGTCCCGGCACGCGCCGCGAACTCCCACTCCGCCTCCGTCGCCAGGCGGAAGCCGCTGGCATCCCAGTTCGCCGTTACTAAATCCCAAGCGGCACGCCTAGGGTCGTGCCAATCCACTGGCACGTGTTCAAACAGCCACGCGTCGGCATCGGTGTTGCTCATGCCGGCTATGCTGTACACCGGCTCAAGCCCCTGCAATATGCTCAGCCTGTTGGCGAACGCTATCGCGTGGTACCAGTTAACGTTTTCCACGGGCCGCCTTCCCTGCGTCTCGCCCGAGGCGGGGCTGCCGGAGAAATGGCTGGGGTTGTAGCCCATCACCGCGTGAAACTGCTCCTGCGTCACCGGGTGTATGCCCATGTAAAAGCCGCGGGTCAGCGTGACCTGACGTACTGGCGTTGCTACGTCGGCCTGCCCCATCGTGAAAGCGCCGGCGAGTATCCAGTTCATTTCCAGCGTTATGCCGGCGGAAATCGTCGCTTCCAGGGTCGGAGCCGGCGCGTTCCATTTTGCGTATACGGTCGTGTTCCCGGTGATTGGCGCGCCGAAGTCAAACGCCGTCCCGCCGGAGGCCGCCGTATGCCAGCCGGCAAAGACATAGCTGCCTCTTGTCGGGTTTTGCCCCGGCTCCGCCACCGGATACCCGTACCGCACCTGCGCGGGCGGGACGCCGCTGCCGTCGGTGTGGAAGCTTACCGTGTGGTAGATCGCACCGGCGGAGTCCTCGCATTCGCAGCCTGCGCCTTCACAGTCCCCGCACTCGCAGCCGTCGTAGCCGCAACCGACTGGAACGTTGATGTTAGTCGTGGCGGCGGCACTGTCGCAGGACACTGCGGCAAGCCCGATTAGCGCGACGGCGGCGGTCAGGCCGAGCGCTCGTCGCAATGTCTGTACGTTCTTCATGTAGAACTCCTTTTGCGATTGCCCCTCCCCGTGCTTCCGGAGCGCGGGCAATCGCGGCTATTGTCCGCCCTCAGGGGCGGAGGTATGAAAAGCGGGGAAGCCCCGCCGTTCGCCAAAATGCGCCTTCCGGCTTGCCTTAAGCCTACTGACAGGAAGGCGCGGCTCGAATTCGCAAGGGGCGAAACCCCGTTGCGGGAAGCGGCTTGTTCCGCGGCTGCCTTAGGGAAGCACTGATTAACGTGAGTTCGACGGCACGCCCTAACCGAGGACCAAAGCAAGCTCCTTTCCGCCCTTCGTCCGAATGGAAGGCTTGCGCGGCAGGAAACTGTACGCGGCCAGCGCCGCCAACAGGTTGACCATGAAGTTGGCAAGACTCCGATGACGGGTATGCTCCACCTGACATATGTTTTTCAGAAAGTCGTTCACCGACTCTATCACGGCGCGCTTGCGCAGAAGCAACTTGTCCTGAATATCCATCAGCATGTTTTTCATGTTCTTTTTCAGCCGCGTTATGAGCTGGATGCCCTGCAGG